AGCAATGAATCTTGTAAAATCAGAATACTGTGATGATGCCGAGTTTTTAACTGAAGAATCATCAAATTTCCCAAAAACAGTAGTAGTAGATAAAGAAACTTCTATTAAAGGAACCCAATTTAAAATAGGGGATATAGTTTCAATTCAATATCAATTTGACGATGATGGTGAAAGTTTCTACAGTATTAAAGGATATGGGGTTAATAATCAAAATGTAAAAATATTACACATACCTAAAAAAGAAATAGATAGTTTTTTAAAAAATACTTCGGTATACTTAAAAGAAGAAGAAGCTGAACCAAAACCAGAAAAAAAGAAAGTTAAAAAAGAATCTCATTTTAAAGTTGGAGATAAAGTAAAAATGAATCATGGCGGCACCGGTGTTGTAAAATCTTTAGATAAAGAAGACGGTGCTAAAGATGAAAAATACTACAGTATTGAATTACCTAATGGAAAAATTCACAAACATTCACCAAATGAATTAATAAGGATAGATGAAGAAGAAGGTAATATCTTAAAACCAAAAGATGTTTCCAAGGATTTTTTGAAATCTATAGAAGATAAATACGGACCAATTAAAGATGAAGACTTCTTTAATAAGGACCTATCCACATATTTTAAAACTGATAAGGTGAATCCTGAAACAGGAGCAATTGGTCATAAAGTCATTCAGCTACCTAGTTTTGAAAACTTATTTCGTAACCTATCATCCGCAGTTGCTTCAACAAAAGAATTAATGCATATCGACGATATTCGTAAAGACGAAAAAGCAAGACAGGTATTTGAAATTGTGAGCAAGACTTTCAATGCATTACGTCATTTTTTAAGAACTGAATATCCAGGTCAGTATGCTATGATGAAACAAAGACGTTCAATGAACGAGGATAAGTCATTAGCAGAGTTAATAATAGAAGAAGAGCCAGTTGAGGTACCTAAAGAAAAGGTAGACGAAAAGCCTTTAGAAAAAGCAGGCGAAGAAACAGTACTTGAGACAGCAACAGATAAGATGTTAGCTAAGTTTCCAAGTTTAAAACAGGCTGTAGAATCTTTACTAACTAATCAATATGGAGAGTTTGTTGAAGAGATTTTATGGGTAGCACCCCGTCCTTCTACTTTCAGAGTAGAGTTAAAAAATAAACAAAACTTTATTCTTAAATGGACCGGCAAAGGATTTGAAGCTCAGATTCAAGGAAAGCGCTACTATATAAATAGATTATCAGACTTTGAGCAGGCTTTAGATAAGTTAAACGAACTTCTTAAGTACGGTCCTAACACAGGCGGTGAACCTGGTGAAGGAGGAGAAGACGATGGTTCATCAAGCTCATCAGGCGGGGGAACCGGTAGTATTCCTGGAGGAGGTGGAGGAGCAGAAAGCGAAGCACCAGCGCCAGCGGGTGGTGAAGAAGAAGCGGGAGGAGCTGATCTAGGAGGAGAAGAGGTAGAATTTCAAGAACCAGCAGAAGAACCAGCATAATGGACTTAGTAGAAAAAGTAATACTAGAATGGTCTTATAGATGTGAGAAGGGATATCCTGATATTAATAACGAAGAGGATATGAATCTTTTTGAATCTCTATTTGGCTTTAGATTAGACGAAGGAGTTTTAAAGTGGAATGACTTTAGTGATGCAAGTAGAAAATATTCTAGATTACAGGTTATAGATAATAAAATAGAAAATAAAGCTCCATTTCAGTTTAAAGACGGGAGTCAAAACACACTTACCTACAACGACGATTCTTATGCACCCCTCTTTTATTCTATGGAGGTAGATGCAATTAGAAAGATAGGAGGTGCTAGAATTAATCAATTTCCTTTTTTCAAAGATAGCGAAGGAAATGAAGTAAGTTTTAGTGCTTTAGAAAAAACAAAAGAATTTGGAGGTACAGGAGGGAGCAAAATAGAAACTTCTGAAAGACAAGAGCATGGTATAATCGATGCTATAAATGCTGTACCTGGAATTAAAACTTTAAAAGGTACTAACGGTATTGAAATAACAGGAGTTCAAGTTGCTGAAAAGGTAGATGGGTTGAATCAATTTAATACTGAACCTTATGCTGACGTTATCTTGAAAGTTAGAGGAGCTGATGTAAAAGTATCGGCGAAGGGTAATCAAGCACCTACACTTGCAGGAGGAGGTATTAAGGGAATGACAGCAATGTCAACAACTAACTCTGGAATAAGAGAATGGTTGACAGACTTTTATGAAGATGCCTATCAGTTTTATCAAGACAGAGTTGAAGCCAATAACCTAGAAGGAATAAATTTATCAGGAAATAAACTTATACCTGACGTATCTAGAAAAATACCTGAAGATCTTATTAAGACTGTTATACAAGGAACTATTCCAATGGGGGGTCCTATCGACTATTATTATCAAGGAGATATGGAAGTTAAGTTTGAAGTAGAAGGAAATACTGTTCATTTTAAAAACGGAAAGTTTGTACCTGTTGATACCTTTATAGAAGAACACGGGGGTACTTTATATGCTCATATAAGAAAGAGAGATGGTGATTTTTATTTCACGGATTCTCAACAAGATATCAATGGAATAATATTACGTCGAATCTTTACTAAAAAAGAAGGAAGTAATGCAACTCAATCTAGATTCGGAACTTTAGATAAGATCCGAGGAATAGAGATATAAACTAATCAGTTATGTCGCAAGATATTAAAAGTATTATAGCACAAGAATATATAAAATGTGCTAAAGATCCAGCATACTTCATGAAGAAGTATTGCTATATACAACATCCTACAAGAGGTAGAATTTTATTTAATCTATACCCATTCCAGGAAAAAGTATTACATTTATTTAGAGATAATCAATACCTTATTACGTTAAAGTCTAGACAGCTAGGTATATCAACCTTAGCAGCTGGATACTCTTTATGGTTAATGATCTTTCACAAAGATAAAAACGTACTAGCTCTTGCAACAACCCAAGCAACTGCAAGAAACTTAGTAACGAAGGTACAGTTCATGTACGAACAACTACCTAAGTGGTTACGACTAAACGCAGTAGAAAAGAATAAATTATCACTGAGACTTAAAAACGGGTCAAAAATTCAAGCAAAATCAAGTAACTCGGATTCAGCTCGTTCTGAAGCAGTATCGTTACTTTTGATAGATGAGGCCGCTTTTATTGATAATATCGAAGAAACCTTTACAGCAGCACAACAAACTTTAGCTACCGGCGGACAATGTATGGCATTATCAACTCCGAACGGTATCGGTAACTGGTTCCATTCTACGTATACTAAAGCGGAGACAGGAGAAAATTCTTTTATTCCTATAAAATTACCTTGGATAGTCCATCCTGAAAGAAATCAAATATGGAGGGATATGCAAGATAGAGACTTAGGTCCTCGTATGGCAGCTCAAGAGTGTGATTGTGACTTCCTATCATCAGGTGAAACAGTATTTGAACCAGAAGATCTAATATTTTATGAAGAAACTTATCAAAAAGATCCAACAGAGAAAAGAGGAGTTGACGGAAATTTATGGGTGTGGGAAAGCCCTGATTATCAGAAATCCTATATGGTTACAGCCGACGTTTCCAGAGGCGACTCTACTGACTATTCTACGTTTCACGTAATAGATATAGAGAACTGTACGCAGGTAGCAGAATATAGAGGAAAACTATCTCCTAAAGAATTTGGAAACGTTTTAGTAGGAATTGCATCTGAATATAACGATGCATTGTTAGTAGTAGAAAATGCAAATATTGGATGGTCTACTATAGAACAAATACTAGAGAGGGAATATAAAAATGTATACTATAGTTCTACTTCTAACACAGACACAGTAGAATCTTATATGTCGAAATACGAAAGAGATAAACTCGTTCCAGGTTTTACAATGTCGATGAGAACGCGCCCTTTAGTTGTTGCTAAGATGACTGAGTATATCAGAGAGAAAAGTGTAACTATACAGTCTAAAAGACTTCTACAAGAAATGCGAGTGTTTGTATGGAAAAATGGAAAAGCACAAGCACAAACTAACTATAATGACGACCTAGTTATGGCATTCGCAACTGCACTATATGTACGAGATACTGCATTGAAATTGAGACAACAAGGCTTAGATCTAGCTAGAGCACAACTTTCCTCTTTTGGAAATCTCAATGCAAAAAACCAGGCTGTTATAAGTACAGTTGGATCACAAAGAAATAATCCGTATCTTATTGACATGGGCAATCAGCAGCAAGAAGATATTAGCTGGTTATTTTAAACGAATATATTTATAACTAAAGACATTTTAATAAAATGGCAGATAAAGGCTTATTTAGCAGATTACAGCGACTCTTTGCTACAGACGTTGTTATACGTAACGTAGGGGGAGATCAGTTAAAAGTAATCGATCCTAATCAAATACAAACTACCGGTAAATATCAGACTAATTCTCTAATAGATAGGTTTAGTAGATTATATATCTATAATAATAGAAACATATTTAACCCTAATCTAAACTTTCAAACTCTAAGAATACAGCTATACTCTGATTATGAAGCAATGGATACAGATCCTATTTTAGCTTCTGCATTAGATATCTTAGCTGATGAGGCTACTGTAAAAAATGACTTTAATGAAGTTCTAGCTATCAGATCCTCTGATGAAAATATTCAGAGAGTACTTTATAATTTATTTTACGATATACTTAATATTGAGTTTAACTTATGGTCTTGGACTCGTAACATGGTTAAGTATGGAGACTTTTTCTTAAAATTAGAAATAGCAGAAGGATTAGGAGTTTATAATGTTCTACCTTATACCGTTTATCATGTTTCTCGGCACGAAGGAAACGATGAAGAGAATCCAACTAAAGTAACTTTTCAGATTGATCTAGACGGGTTAGCAACTTCTCAGAGCCCCAATTATACTCCTAATTCGAATAGAAAAGTTATTAAATTAGACAATTATGAAATAGCTCATTTTAGATTAATCTCAGATACTAATTACCTACCTTATGGACGTTCTTATTTAGAACCAGCTCGTAAGATTTATAAACAACTTACTTTGATGGAAGATGCGATGTTGATACATCGTATAATGAGAGCACCTGAAAAAAGAATGTTCTATGTTAACGTAGGTCAAATACCTCCTGCAGAAGTTGAACAGTTTATGCAAAAGACCATCAACACTATCAAAAAGACTCCATATATGAGTCCGGACGGTCAGTATAACTTAAGATTCAACCTTCAGAATATGATGGAAGATTTTTACTTACCTGTAAGAGGGGGTGATAATTCTACTCGTATTGAAACTACGAAAGGGTTAGAATATGACGGAACAAACGATATTATATACCTAAGAGATAAGTTATTTGCTGCATTAAAGATTCCTAAAGCATATTTTGGGTATGAAGGTGAATTACAAGGTAAAGCTACTTTAGCAGCAGAGGATATTCGTTTTGCAAGAACTGTAGAAAGAATACAAAAAATAATGGAATCTGAATTAACTAAGATAGCATTAGTCCATTTATATTCTCAAGGCTTTACAGGAGAGTCTTTAGTTAACTTTGAAATTAAATTAACAAATCCTTCCATTGTTTACGAGCAAGAAAGGGTAGCATTAATGAAAGAAAAGATTGATTTAGCTGCTCAAATGATAGACACTAAATTATTCTCAACTGATTATATCTACGATACTATTTTCCATCTATCAGAAGACAAGTATAACGAGATGAGAGAGTTGATTAGAGAAGATTTCAAACGAAACTTTAGATTATCTCAAATAGAAGGTGAAGGTAATGACCCTGCTCAATCAGGTAGATCGTACGGTACACCTCATGACTTAGCATCAATGTACGGTAGACGTTCTACTGCTACAGATAGAAACCCAGGAGCTAATCTAGGTTCAGTACCTCCAGGGTACGAAGATCATCCTAATCCTCCTCGTAAGTTGACTGATCCAGGAGAAGAAGGAGGTAGACCTAGAACAAATATGTCAATTTACCATACAAACGATAATCCTTTAGGAGGAAGAGATCCTCTAGGTAGACAGGGTATGAGAGGCGGTTACCCAAGTGATAACGAAAATGTAATGGAAAGTTATAATACGAAGGCTATATATCATCGAAACAAAGAAGTATTTAAGGAAATAGTCTTTAATACTTCAACGAAAGATGAATCAAATCTCTTAAAAGAAGACAATATCAGAGATTTAGGTGAATAAAGCATATTTATATTAGGAAAACTATAAGATGAAAGTAAACATTCTAAATATAAGAA